CCGTACATGCTTAGCCTGAAGCGTGACAAATACGACACATCAACTCTTGCATCGGGTTTCTTTGCAGTCTTTACATTCATGGTTTACTTATTTTCTGCGTTCAACACATCGGCAGCCTTAAGATAAGCGTCCAAAGTACGAGCCGTCAGCGCCTTGCCGTCAATCTCAAAAGCTTTGTACTCTTCTTTAAGTGCCTTCTTCGTTACTCCCTCGGCTAACTTTCCCGCTAACTCAATCACAATATCCTCATTAAGGGTTATTTCCTCGGGTGCTTTACCTGTAACACGAGCTTCCCAGTCCTCTGGATAATGAGCAAACTGATTAATCGCCTTAGGGTATAGTTTCAAGTACGACTCCGCAGCTTCATCCGTCAGGTTATCGTTTGTGAACATCTGCCCCGTTCCAAACACCTGTATCAATACGCCATTTTTAAGCGTATAACTACATTTCTCTTTCATTTTACCTTCTTTCTTTACGTAATTATAAATTTCTATAAACGCATCCTTATAACAGTCGCTACAGCTCGTCTTTACAAAGTCTTTATTAAGAACTTCTTTGTAGAGCGATACGATAGCTTCTTTATCCTGATTCGAGAACCCGGTTTCAATCCGGGCTCTCAACTCATCAATTAATATCACAGCAGAATCAAACGTCATACGGCAGGTGTTAACAAGGTGTTATACTGCGTAGCCGTTGTCGTAGCATCAGTATTGAAGTAGAACAGTGCCGACTTAGGAACACTCGTCTCCTTGAGTGCAGCCGACCAGCCGCCTTCCGTCTCTTCGGAGTATTTATCGTTCTCCAACGTCTCTGCTCGTAGCCCCTGATAGTACCCGTAAATCTGATACTCCGCACTACCATCCGCTCCCTTATGCTTATTGCGCAGAATACAGACGAATTCACCTCCTGCAAGCCCGTCAATGACGTTTTCACATACCGTCGGATCATTATCCAGTACCACAAGAGACACGTCGTTAGTAAACGTATTCTGGTACGTCTTCTTTTCCATAGAGGTTTTTGTCCCCGTAAACGGAGTGCTACCCGGAATAAAGACTTCATAAGCCTGCTTCCCTGTCTTGAGAACCAACGTCTTGATTACGTTCTTTTTTGTCGCATCAAAAACCGTTGCAGCAAAATCAATATCCTGTCTATTCACTATCAGCCCGTTTGCCTCCAACCCCTTAGTTATGGGGTTGGAGCAATTCTGCGAGATAGCTTGCTTAATAAGTTTATCACATGCTCCCATCTCTTTACCTCCTTACACTCCAAAATGGAACATATCATTTTCCTTGATAAGAGTACCCATCTTACCCGTAGAGTAGATGTAGTTTCTCCTTTCTTTCTTCTCAAACCAAATATCCAAATCGGACATCAGTCCACTGGCAGGTGCACCAACGAGTAACTGATCAGGATTAGCAAATACCGCCCGATAAGGGTTATTGAGCTTCGTCCCGTCGTTCTCATACGCCCGAATGAATCTATCCCAAATAGAGATACGAGCGATCTTCACTCCGTCGTATTCAGCCACATCAAACCCTGAGAAGATTGTTTCCCATTTAAGCTGTAGGTTGAATCTCTCTTTAATATCGTGATGCAGCGCATCGGCAAACAGCTTAGTCATCAACACAATCGATCCAGCATCCTCGGTAATACGAGAGTCGGCATCCATCAACATTGTATCCATGATACCGGTAGCCGTACCCTTAACTAACATAGTAGACTTTTGCAACGCAAACGTAGCCTGTGCATTAGCGGCAATCGTGGTACGTTGAGCCGGATTAGCGGCAATCTGCGTCAACAAACGTTTGAATAAACCATCGCACGTTTTAAACAGATTCACGTTCACCCCGTCCTTAATCACTCCACCACCGGTGATATCGCTGGCTGCCTTATCACCAAACCAGCCGAAACGCCATATCATACGCTTCATTGCCGTTTCAAGAGCCGGACGCAGAATGTAGCTCATGAATTCCGTAGAGGTAAGATCCGCAATGTCCGTTCCCGTTTTAAGAGAATACTCGGCTATCGTACCCTTCAACGACTCGTAACAGATTTTAATAGGAATCTGCCAATCACCTAACGACCATATCTTCTCGGAATTCGCAACCCCAACCTCCTGATACTCGGGATCACATCCTGAGCCGGCTATTCCGACATCGTTCATATCTCCAATAAATCCGAAACGTTCACCATCCTTTGCCGGAACCAGGTGAATGTACTTATTGAAATCTTCATCCTGCATGATAGACAGAGGGATGAGCTCTTTCAGGTCTTTCACTGCCTGATTGTCTACGGTTAAATTCTCAAAGAAATTCATAATACTTACTTACCTTTTTTGTACTTACCTTCTCTTCTCTCTCTCAATTCCTTAGCCAACGGACTTTCATCACCACCATCGTTAAACTCCTTGTGAGTCTGAGTTTGTGCGCGTCCCTGCACCTTGTAGCTGCTACAATGTTTTGCCAAGAACTTCTCCCCTCCGGCCATCTTTACAGCATTCAGGATTTTCAGATCATTGGCCGATTTAGCCTGCGCTCTAGCCTCTTCCAACTGTCTCTCAAGTTCGGCGATACGAGCATCTTTGTCCTTGTCCTCGTCGTCTTCCTTTTCCTCCTCTGCAGGACGAATCTCGGTAATCACCCCACCGGCCACGACAATAGTCGAACCGTCTGGCATTACATGTTCACCATCCGGACTCGCGGCATCACCAACCTGTGGATCGCCCTCTTCGCGTTCAATTGTCAGCGTAGCACCGTCGGCCGTTGACAATTCCATGTTTACAACTTCCGGCACGTCTTCCATCTTCGCATAGCCGGCCTTGGCAAGGATACGGTCTAACCACCCCTTACCAACTGTTACTTTCTCTTTCATGTTTTTAAAATTAGAATTATTACTCTCCTTCGCCGTTGACGGCACTTTTATTTCATCAATGAATCCAAGTCTCTTCGCTTCGCTCACGCTCATACGTTTATCCTCATCCATAATCGCCTGCAGCTCCGCTCTATCCGCTCCCGTACGTTCCACATACAAGTCAAGAAGTTTATTCGTGTCAGCCTCCAAGCTATCAGCAATAGCCCGTAAGTCCTCCGCTCGGTATGCATCCGCCAGCGTATACTCCGGAATATACGGATCATGTATCAGTAGTTCAGCATTCGGCATCGCCGTACGCTTCCCCTTGGGAGCGGACAGCAAAAGCACGGTAGCCATTGAAGCGCATATCCCCTCAACAGTAACCGCTATCTCCTTCCCGCTATCACGCAGTTTGTCATATATAGCCCATCCCTCGGAGACGGAACCTCCGCGACAATTCAGTCGTAAATCAATAGTCTTATCTTCTTCCGAAACGGAAGCCAGGAACTCATCAATATCTTTGAAGCAAGTAGAATCAACGCCCGTAAACCAGAGCTTCATGTTCTTGCTCTCTTCGTCAGCGATGTCATTGTAGATTTTAAGTACTGCCATTTTCCTTTCTTTTTTCTCAAAGGTAGGCAGCTTTAAGCGTGTAGCCGAATTTTACTTCTTTATAGTGGTCGCACTCTTTGCGACTAACTTTTTTTTAGTAGGTACAAAAAAAGGGAGCTTTAAGCCCCCTATAGTTCTATCGTCTGACCAAACTTTTTTATTACCCGATAGAACGTTGCTTTGTTCATTCCGTATTCTTCACTAAGATAGTACGCAATATAAGTCATTTTGTGTCCTTCCGAGACCAGTCGAGTGTACTCTTTGTACATCTCAATGTATTTTATATCGCCCACATCTATTGACGCCTCGGAGAGAATCCGAAGCGTCGAAATGTTAGTTGCTAGTAATTCGTATGCCGTCATAATTTACATTTGATTCGATTCAAAGTTAATAAATTTATTGATAAAAACATGCATTTCATACCTAAATATCACCCAAAGATTCTACATATTTTGCCCTATTGGCTACACTCGTAAATTCTTCCACGGAGAGAACCGGAGCGGGTGCCATCATAAAGCCTTTGGCCACTGCCCGTGCCAACATATCCTCACCGATCGTCTGCCCGCTTCCCGCTGTGATATTGATAGGTACTCCTCCGCCCATCATATTAAACGCTGATAACAACGGAGCAAACATTGATGTTGCCGATGCAGTTATAACGGATTCACCGTTGCTTAACTGCGCCGGTATGCTATCGGATGTACCTGAACCCTCGCCGGCAACTAAACCTCCCGTTGCAAACTTAGCACTCTTAACGGTTTTTGTAGCCGTAGCGATGTTCGACAACACGGTGGAGATGGTTGTCGCTATAGCTGCAATATTCCCGGGGAATGGTACGCTCTGCGCTTGTGCCACACCGGCCGCAATTGCCTTACCTGTATTTATCGCAATCTCGGCCAATGCCAACACCTTAGATGCCATAGCCAAATCCTTTGAGTGCTCACTTGCCGCATCTGCCAAAGATGAGAGAGAACCCGTGATATCGGCCATCGCCTGAAACTTCGTTTGCTCAATCTCTACTTCCTTGTTACGTAGCGCTCCTTTTGCGTCAAGGTATTCATTCTCGAGGTTCAACTTACGAAGATTAAACGCCTCTGTACTCTCCCCTTCCAACTGTTGTAATGCATCAAGTTCAGCCTGCTTCTGTTGTACTTTAAGTTCAAGTATGGCTTGCTCGTTACCGTATGCCTCCGCTATCCTAGTTTCAAAGTCCAGCTTAACAGCATCCATTTGTTTTTGTCTCACTTCATTCGCATGTGCATCAATCAACGTATCCTCTTGAAATCGGTATTTCTCACGAATCAAAGCCTTTTCTTTTTCCGTCAGCTCCGCATTCTGCAACTCGGCTTCCATCTGCTTATTCATTAACTCTAATTTCAATTGAAACTCTTGTTCCGATCCCGACTTCACAGCCGACAACATTAGCTCAATACGCTTCTGTTCATTCTCAATCTGCCGTTTAGTCTCTTCATCGGAGAGCATTTTCAAATCTTGCTCTCTTTTCTTTTCCAGAGCAAGAATCGTTTCATTGATGGCCTTTTTCGCATTGACTGTCAAGTTCTTTTCCGTAGCAAGTTTCGTCCTTAAATCCTCTATCTGCCTACTGTACGATAACATCGTTTCTTTACGTTGTTTCTCTACACCGTCCTTGATCAATGCCAGCAATGCATCCTCTGCAGCACGAACCGCTTCACGTTCCTTATCCCGTCTTTCTTTAGCGATAGCAGCTGCTTCTTTTGCCGCATTCTTCGCTGCATCCAATCGAGCCTTTTCTGCCGCCGTATTTTCATTGATAATTGAATTCTCTTGTTCTTTAAGCTCCCTCGTTTTATCGAAATACTCCTTTCGGGCACGATAAACATCTGCCTCTAATTTCGCCAATTCTTTGTTCGTCTCTGCATTATTTTCCGCCCAACTACTCTCTATCTGCAGCGCTTTCAACTTACGTTCGGCCAACTCAACGTTACGTTTAGATTGTTCATCTTCGAGCTTATTCGCTTCCTTAACAAACTTCAATCTCTCCTGTGCAGTGTACTTTTCCTTATCCTTTGCGAGCGTTCTATACTTCGACACTTCAAGTGCGGCTTTAGCGTTCTCGACCTCGTCCTTACGTGATTGTTCCTCAATAGCAATCTTTTCCTTAGCCAAAGCGATAGCCTCGCCATTAGCTTTATTTATTTCTTTGATAGCCCCACCGACAAAAGGAATCTTTTCCATCATCTTCATTGCCCAATCATACATTTTCATTCCCGCCTCGACAAACGAAAGAATAAACCCTACTCCCTTTTGCAGAATAGACATTAAAGCATTAAGCAAACGCGTCAACGGAGCCATAAGTACACTAACTCTATTCGTTGCATCTTCGCTTGAATTGATAGCCTTGACAATGCCCATTATCACTAAAGCGATACTGGCCAGCACAGCAACAATCGGGTTGGCCAGCAATGCAAGTAACTGCTTACCGAAAGCAGAGACCGCCGCTTTTCCGGCCATGAACGCCTGTGACATTGAATTTATTCCACCTACCGAGTTAGCTATATTGCCAAGCAATCCTCCCTGAATACCCACCATATTGAGCAGTTGATTTTGAAACTGACCTGCTGAAGCTGTTGTATCGGTTATTTGCTTTTCAATTAACTTCATGTGTTCCCGCATCTCTTCTCCTTGAGCTGACAAACGTTCCTCTTTTGACATTTTCATATACGCCTCAGTCATATCATCGAGTTTCTGCGTCATAGGTGAAAGTACCTTTGCAAACGATTCTTGATAACTACCTATATTTCGGTAAAACCGTTGTGTACCCTGTTCTGCCTCATTCAGCTTATCCGTGATAGCGTTGATATGAATAGCTAAATCCTGCCCCGAAGCGGATTCTCGCTCTGCCTCACTCATCTCATCGTACTGCCGAGTAAGATTGGATAAAGAGGCACGCAGTGCAACAAGGCTTCCAAGTTGTTCATTCTCCGCTTTGATGTTATTCCGTATCTCCTTCTCCAAAATACGTATAGCCTCTTTATATTCACCGGAAGCCAACTTTGATTCTGTCAGCTTTACATTGTACTGTTCACGTGTTATACGCCCCTCTTTCAAATCCTCTTTAAGAGTTGCTTCAACTTTCCTAAGAACATCAAGTTCCGACCGATATTTAGCAATACCACGTATCGCATCATCATAACGGACCTTAATGTCCAACACTTTTTCTTCTACTGCCTGTCCCATAGTTCTATAACTGTAATAATTGACACTCGCATATACCGGTATTCTCGGCCTTAACCGAGATTATTGCGTGGTATTTTCCATACTGAGCCAGATATACCGGTATCGTCATATCCAGCCGTTTTAACTCAATCTCTCTTAACTCAATCTTTTCTTTAATAATCACAGGTCTCCTGATGATCTTCTGATAGCTTGCATAGTGCTGGGAAAGCAATGTCCCCCACGATAATCCGTTAAAAGTACCACGGTCTCCATCAAGCAATAAGATACGCGGTTGCGCGCTCGTATAATTCAATGTCGCATCATTGTCGTACGAATACAAAGGAATCTTTGCCACTCCTGCCGACATCGTAGTCGCAGCGAACGGAAGTGTGATAGCATCCGCGTCCGTCTCCAAGGTAAAGTCTTCCACCACTGCAACCCCGTCATAACTACCCGTTACATCTGAATCCTCCTTCCAACGGAAATGATTTCTCTGTGCAAAGCCGTCAAGTGTGAATGTTATTTCCCCGGGCTTGTTGTCTTTATACGAAGCAACAACTTTCCTAGTCCAATCCACAGCAATGGGAATATTCCCTATCACGTCATCAATCGAAACAAAGCGTATCCGTTCCGAGTTATCGGCTGCCGGTACAGCGAAAACACCAAGTATAGAAGCTATTGCCTTGATAAAATCAATCTGCTTCATATCCGGAAGATTAGGAATAAAGAAATACCGACTGCCTAAAATCATCTCCTCGGCCATGTTCACAACCGTTATCGTTCCCGTTACGTTCAGAATACTAGCACGCCATGTATTAACGAAATCACCACCCGTCGTAATGTCAAGTCCATCGAAAGAGAACTTCATGTTGGAATAACCCTGATAAATGTTCTTCAAAACACTAGCTTCTTCATCCTTGAAATCGAAAACAGCCCTGAATTTATCCGTCGTTCCATCAACCGGTTTTATCTCCTTCACGGCAATACTTAACACCTCACCCGAATCTACGTTCCCTCCTGATGAAGATGTGTTCCATTTGTAGACTAGTATTGAGGGAGACGGAGGCATTTTAATTTGCTCAAAAACTACCTCAACATGCCCCGTTATCTTTGGCTTACCGTTAGCGATAAACGACGTATAGGCATTCGTTTTATCGTTGTTGTATGGCCCTATCTTACCGGCACGTCCGTAATAGTTCGAATCATTGTTGACATCAAACAACATCACGTATCGAGATACATAATCATCGTACACCACACTGTTAAGATTAAACGTGATGGCGTTTTTACTCGCATACGCTTCTGAATCGTTACGACTAAGACACGGGACGAATAGCTTATCCAAAAACGTCTTTCTACTCTCCGGAAACTCAAACTTCACGCCGTACTCTTTCTCAATCTGTTCTATCACCCATAGCACTTTTCGGGCCGGATGGTACCACAC